ATACTGAACCTGAAGTCATGATAAATCCACGAACAGCTTCTTGATCAAAAGCAGGCATTCTAACACTAGCTGAAGGGAAGATAATCTCTTTAATAGTTCCGTTAGCAATTGAAGCTGAGAAGTTCTGATCAAAGTTTACATCTTGAAAAGAAGCAGAACTCATGTAAGATTCAGAAACAATGTTCTGAGCAGAAGCTGAGAATAAGTTAGTAGAGTAAGTGAAACGACCAGTACCATATAAACCACCAGATGCACTAGGAGTTGAGAATGGGAACTGAGAAGCAGTATCACGAGTACCATACAAAGAACCACCATTTTGGAATGGATTCTTAGTATTACCGTATTGGAAATCTAAGAAGAACACAAGTCCAGAAGGCATGTTCATTGGTTGAACTGAAACGAATTCTTTAGCTACGATAGTTCCGAATACTTTACGAACTAAAGGCAAAGCAATACCAGCCCAGTTTTCACCCTGTCCACCTGAAGTGTAGAATGAATTAGTAGCGATTTGGTTTGATTCAGTTACCAATTGTTTTGCTTGGTTTTCTAATAAAAGGGACATGTTATTTTTGTCCATTTCAACTAAGCCTTCTAATAAGCCTGTTTTGGCCCATTTTCCAGCAAGTTTAGCAGCGTCGCTCTGAAGTGACTTCCATGAGCCAGCTGCGCTTTCTAATAATTGATTTACGTTTGACATTTTTGTTTTAGTTTTTTTTTTTTTTGTTTTTAGTTATTTTTTAATTCCGGCCAATGTCTGCCAACGGGAGAATTGATCGTTTACTTCAAGAATTGGTTTCTTTTCAGCAATTCCAGTAGGTTTAGAAGCAGATCCTCTTAACATTGATTCGTTAACAGTTTTCTTAGTTTCTTTCATACCTTCAGATAAGGTTTCAAATACTAATTTAGCTTCTTTAACACTAGCGGCTTTATCAAAAGCGGCCAATACTTTTACTTTTTGACTTTCAGTCAAATTTTTAGCTTTGAAGATTTTGTTTGTGTAAAGTAATTTAGCATTGAATAAATTAACTTCTTGTAATTCAGATTTGATAGTAGATAATGCGTTGTAAGCTTCATCAAGTTCTTCTTTCATTTCTTTAAGCTTCTTCTTGTAATCTTCAACTCCTTCTTCTTCAGCAGTGTCTTTTTTATCGCCACGCTTTTTAGCAGGAACATCACCTTTGTTACCACCGTACTTTTTACGTTCGTTGATTTCAACTTCTTCTTCGCTTTCTTCACTTTCTTCTTCTTCGCCTTCTTCTTCGCCTTCCATGCCTTCACCGCCTTCTAATTCTCCGGCAGCTACCATGTCAGCAATTACTGATTCAATGAAAGATTTAAGATCAGATTCATCCATGTTTTCGATGTCGATTTCTTCATCTTCAACTTCTTCCTCTTCAACTTCAGCTACGTTACCGTGTGCTGTAGGTCCTTGAGGGTTGTTTAATAAGTCTTCTTCTTCATTCATTGCTTCTTTTTCACCAGCTTTCTTTCCCTTTTCGTACTCGTAAGCGGCTTTACCTTCTTCCATAGATGAATCTTCTTCATCCATAGCGTCAAGTTCTCTTAAAAGTTCATCTCGTAAAAGTTCATCAAGGTCCATTTCATCCATTTCTTTAGCTTTACCCATTTTCATTTCGTCCATTTCCATTTCGTCCATTTCTTTTTTGTTCATGTGTTTTGCTTCTTCCATGTCGTAAGTTTCCTTCATGTCTTTTTCTTTCATTTCATCCATCTCTTTACCTTCATCCATATCATCCATTTCGGCTAACTTTGCAGCTAACTTTTCTTTCAAATAGGGAGTAAAAGCTTCTTCAAGAGCAGCCTTTGCATTGACGATGGCAGTTTCCTTAACTGCTTTGGCATCGGCAATGGCTTCTTTCAATAAGTCTCTGTTTACCATTTTGTTTTTTGTCCTCAAATAATTTTTGTTGGAAATACGCTTATTGTTGACTAATGTCGAAGCGTAATAGAATATTTTCTTGATAATGCGATATAAGAAAACCGCATATTACGAATATACGTATATGGGGATTATTCAAAAATGCATAAATAAGAAACCCTCCTTTTTAGGGGAGGGTCAGTCAAAGGATTCTATCCTAAGAGGGGTTAAAATATGGGGCATGTGCCATTAGCACATAAAATTTCTGTTAATATAGAATTAACTTTAATATATGAATTAGTAGGAATTTCTTTACCTTCTTTTACTAATTGCATATATGAACCTGGATTAGATGGGGTTGATACAAAATCCCAACACAATAATTCAAAATCATCTTGTACCTCTAATGTGCCTTCGTTCATTTCTTTTAATGAACCCATTCCACGAGACGATACACCTACTTGAACATTATTTTCAATAAGTGCTTTTAATATATTTCCAGATGTTGTAGGTAAAATTTCTAATTTACCTATTACTTTATCTCCATCCCACCAAACTTCTCTAATAATATGAGATACATTTTTAAGGGAGATAATTGTTGAATCCGGGTGATCTAATTCACCTGTTGCTCTATTTTCTTTAACAACCTGATTGTATTTATCAATTTCACGTTCCCACAAGTCTTTTGGATAATATCTACCATTACCATTTTTTACTTCGGCTGTAGCTAAAATACCTTCAACTAAAGGATTTCCAGAAGGTGCTTTTAAACCTTCAGTAAGTTGTATTGGAGCAACTTTAAATGGTATAGTTTCAATTAAAACCTGTTTCATATTAATAAGGCATCATATTGTTATCTTCATCAATAACTTCTTCTTTAGCTTTACCAGTCATCTTTTCATAAATTTTTTGGTTTTTAGCTTTATGTTTTTCAAGTTCTTTAATTTCCTTGTTAAGGGTTTTAACCATATTTTGATCAATCATTTCGGCTAATTCCTCAGACTCAGCTAATGCTAGTTTAGATTTACGTTTTTCAATTGCCTCATCAATAGCTGCTAATTTTGCTTCTAAAGCAACAACTTGAGATGTTTTTTCTAATTCTTTAATTTGTGAATTAATATCAGGACGTTTTGCTTCGTTTAAACCTTCTTTAACAGTTTTAGACATATCACCATATCCTGATGATTTGTATTTACCTTTAGGTTCTTTAGGTTCTCCACCCCCAACAAAATCTTTAGTGTATCCAATTCCTTTAACACCAAATGATGCTTCTGTATGGTAGTAGTTAATATCTTTAGCCATATTTTTAGCTACGATTTGTTTTAACTCATATACACTTTTATCCTTATTTTTTTCATCCTGCATTTCTGTATAGAAACCCATTAAGAATGATTGACCATAAACGTTGTCAATGTTATCAGGATTGTTATTATCAAAATTAGCTTTATCTAAAGTAGTTTTTACTTCTTTATCAGCTTCAAATTTGTTTTGATCACCATATTCTTCTTTATCTTTAACACCTACAACTTCGTTTAAATGAGTGTTGAAAATATCGAACCAATTTGGTTTTGTTGGATTCATAGTAACAATACCCCCTACTGATTCATTTAAAAGGCTTTTGCTTTTTAAAATATGAACAGCTGAAGTAAAGTCATTACCTGAAGTGATATATTCAGGAAACATATTACGTGCTAATTTTAAGAAGTGGTCTTTGTTACCTTTACCTTCTTCTATTAATTGATATTCTTGTTGTAAAGTTTTCATTTTGTTATAAATATTAATAATAAAATAAGACAGCTCCACTTGATAAAGAAGCACTAGTAACAAAAATTGGTACTGTAAATCCAGCTGGTATAACCATAGGTGCTGAGTTAGTAGCTAAAGGATTTCCTTGAAAATCTTTTAAACCCGTAATAACAGCATTTGAACCTGATACTACTGTAAAACCAGCATAACTACCAGTTGTTGATGTGGTTACTACTATACCTGTTGCGTTTGATGGAATATTTGCCATGTTTTTATTTTTTAAATAGTTCTATTAAATCGTTTAAATAATCGTTTGCTAAATCAGTACCATATACAATACCAAATGATTCTGGATTTTGTCTATAATAATCCATGGTTTCATGTTTTGCTTGTTGTAATAATGGTAATAATTGGTTTAATTTTGTTTCTACTTCATCAAACCCCATTAAACGAGAGGCAATGAATTTTTTATTATCGGGATTTACTACATTTAAATCCTGTAAATATTGTTCAACATTAGTATCCGCTTCATTTACTTGTTTTGCTGGAAGTCCTTGAGCTGCTCTTTGGGCACCTGCTTTTCCAACTAACTTATATTTAAAATCAGTTACATATTTATTTTTTGTTACACCTTCAGGACCAGCTTTAGGACCAGGACCAAATGTTGCTCCCGGACCTTCAGCTACTTTTTTAAATCCAGCTTGTGTATAAGCTCCGTATGTTGATTTACGAGGAGAGGGACCTGTATGATTTTCTCCTTCACCACCTGATACAAATCCTGAATTAGAAGATATACCAGATATTTCATCTAATTTGTCTTTAATAGCAGCATATTGATCAGGATAGTATTTACGTAAGTGAGTTCTAAAACTATTAAATACTTGTTTTAAACCATCACTTAATTTTACTACTACAGCATCGTCTTTTCCTCCTGGTGATTTTACTAAATCTGATAAAGCTGTGGAAGCATTATATAATTTTTCTAATGAGTCTGTAAAACTAGCTAATTTAATAACTTGACTATCAACAGAACCTGTTTCAGGATCTACTGATTTGGTTTTAAAATAAGTTTTTAAATCAGAAGAAAAAAAATCATTTTTCATGTCTACAGGACCATAAGTTTTCTCAATACGTTGTATTAACGCAGGATCTACTTCTGTAGCACTAAAGGTTTCTTTTACCTCCGCTATTTTATACTTATATTTAGCCATTTACCTTAGTAAGTTCCTCCAATAATTCGTAATATTGTAATAAATTAACTAAATCATCGTTACCTACATTAGCTGTTTTGCCTAAAGGAGTTAACATATTGTTAACTTCATTCAATTTGATTTGAATGGCTTTATCAGTTACTTTTTTAACTTGTTTAGTTAAAGTAGCTTTAATTTCTGTAATTTTGGTATTATAAAATTCTCTTAATTTAGGAGTTGAATCAACTGAATTAATAAATTCTTTTAATACTGATTTTTGATTATCATTTAATGAGGCATATTTGCCATTAAATTTTTCTAATAATACTCTGTATGTTAGAATACGTAAGTCTTTATCGTATGATTGAAACTCAATTAATAAATCATCCTCAACCTTTTTCTTATCAACTTGTTTTGTAGTTAAGTTTTCTAAAATAGCAATTTTGTTAGAAATAATTTGGTCAGGAGTAGATAATAATTCGCTATTATATATTTCTACTAACGTATATAATGCAGCATAAGACTTATAATTAGGTAATTTAGTAGCAAAAAATTCCTCTAAGTTATAATGCTTAGAAATTTCTTGAATTAAATTATATTTTTGTCTTTTTAATGCTCCTCTATTTAAGTTTTTAGAAGATTCAATAACGGAATTAATTACAACCTCTGCTTTACCTTCTGTTAGATTTTTGTGTTTTGTTATAGTTTCGTATAATTTATACTCTCTACCTAACTCAGTTTTTACAAAATATTTTTTTAATATATTAGTTGCTTTCGAATCTTTTCCCGACAGAGTGTCTGCGGTAATTTGTCTCACCAAAAGTTCGAAAAGGATTCCCGTATTTTTATACTTAGAATGTTTAATGTTCATTCCCCAAAGGTTTTGTTATAAATATATAAAGATTCTTATTCCTTTAACTTACTTTCATCTAATAATGAATCTCCTACTGTTGAAATTTCGGCCGTTATTCTTTTACCTAAACTTTCAATTAAGGTTCTGTTCTTTAGATAAACTTGTTTTGCCTCTAATGATAATGGAGAACCGCCTTTAGGTTTAGGATTAATACTATCTGATTCGTTATCGTCATTTTTCATTCCTTTAGCACCTAATCTATCTTTACCAAAATTATCATCTTGTGTATTACGATCTGTTGGGTTTTCTTCAGGACGTCCTAATTCTAAATCACTACCATATCCTACAGGTACATTTTCTGGTTGGTCGTACATTCTTCCTTTACCATATAATGAAGCTAAATCGTGTGGTGTTCCATAAGATTTACCTGTCATTTTAGGATCGTTTCCTTCTTCAGCAATCTGATTATAACGGAAAGCACGTTTTTGGTCTTCGGCTAACAAGTCTCTGTATTCATCGTACTCATCTTGGCTAAAGTGGAATACATTATCATAAATCCAATCAGTTGGTAATAACTTAGCTTCCATAATCTTTTGAGCTAAATCTACCTTTTGAGTTAATAATGCAATTTTTTCCTGATCGTATATAATAGAAGGTGTTGTTAAATCTAACTCAAAGTTAGTTAATTCCTCACCTGTATAACCTTGAGAATATAAGTGTACTAAAGCAATTTTATATAATTCAGATAAGGTAATACGCTGAATACGATCAATTGTACGAGCAAATCTAATATCTTCTGCTGCTAATGTTGCTTTACCACTTAAATCCTTATCGTAACCCATAAATGCTTTAGGTACTTTAAGAGCGGCAAATAATTTATCACGTAAGTAAGTAACGTCTTGAATACCATCATACTGTAAACCAGGAGCGGTTTCAATTTTAGTAGTAGTATCATTACCTCTCATTGGAATATAAAAATCTTCCAATAAGTTTTGCATGTTGTATTTTAAGTTGTACTCACCTGTTTGGTTATCCATTAATGGAGTACGCTTCATAGTAGAAATAGTTTTCTGCATGAAATTTTCTACCTCGTTTGGAGGAATAGAACCAACGTTAATGTAGAATATACGACGATCAGGGCTACGTGAAATTCTATGAATCAACATAGCATCTTCCATTAACACATACTGTTTAAAAATACGACGAGCTGGTTCCAAGTATGAACGACCATAAGGTAAATAGTTAACATCTGTTAACAATCTAAAGTGGGCCATTTCATAATTGTCAAAATAAATGCCTGGTTGGTTATCATTAAAAGTACCTAAATTAGGTGCTCCATAATAACCAGAACCACCAGCATAAATACCTTCTGGTGAGTATCTAAATCTTACAGCATTTGGATGTTCTTTATCATAATTTTCTTGTCTTTCAATGTGATAAGCAGTATATGGAATAACATTATAAACACCAAATTTTTCAGCAATTTCTAACTTAAGGAAAAAGTCACCATACTTACACATTTGGCGAATCCAAGACCATAAATTAAATTCAATATTTAATACATCATAAAATAAGTTGTAAAGAATTTGTTGAACATCCTCATTACTACTTTTAATATGAAGCACTTCACCCATATCGTTTTTAAGAGTAGATTCATCGGCAACAATATCAAGAGCGGAAGCAACAATAGCA